TCACCTTTTGGAAGAACAAAGTTAAATTTTGCAGCTGAAGTCGTACCTGCATTGGTAACTGAAGCAGTCGTTCCACTTGTTACGGTTCCTACTGTGATTGTGGCAGCATTTCCCGGATCACCTTTATCTCCTTTGAGTAATGTGGGTTTGCCTTCGATTGCCTCCCAATGTGATTGAGGATAGACCTGCGCCCCATCCTGTTTCACTTTTACAATATCTGTCATTTATTTAAACCTCCCCTACCTTTTCGAACGTCATACTCGGAATCTTAGAGTCTGCATAAGCTTTGGCGTTTTGATAGGCTTCGCTTGCCTTTTGATCAACATACTCTTGGCTAACCCCACCACCTTCTCCACCGCCTGTTGCGGAAATCACGCCAGTGTTGGAAATAGAAATATTTGCGCCTGCAGTGTAATTCATTTGCCTTTCGGCTGATAAAACATCCTCAGTCATTATCAATCCATCACCGATTCGAACACCGCCCTTTTGAAATTCGGTCGCTGTTGGCAAATTATAGTTGCCTGATCCACCAGTAGAGCTAATTTCGCCATCCTCCGTGATCGTGATATTCTCTCCTGCAGTGTAGTTTTTTAGTGAATCCAATTTATTTTTCAGATCTGTTGAAAAATTGTTGTCTGTCTGTTTAATTGCAGACAACTTTCCTGTAGCTTCGTCAATTGCTAATAGATCTCCTAATTTGATTCCGCCTAATTTATCTACTCCAGCAATTGGAAGTACATAGTCGCCTTCTCCAGAATTCAGTATCTTCTTATACATCTCTGCAGTGATAATGCCGTCTTCGGTTTCATTCGCGTAAGGTAATTTTGTGATAGCATTTTCCAGACCGAGATCAGATTTAGTAATCGTGACTGCGCCAATTTTTCCGTTTACAGAAACCACTTTAGACTGACCAGAGATAATTTTATCTAGTCCGATAATCGCAGAGATATGAGTAATTGGAAAAAACTGATATTGGACTCCTGTTTTCTCATCAGTTTCCATCATGAGTTTTGATTTAGCCATTCTTATACCACCCCGACTTTCTCAAGAGTGAATACGTTCTGCTTCGGATCATCGACAGTCGCAATCACCAATGCCCCCTCTTCAATGGGGTAGTTCACTGTACCAATTTTTTCAACTTCATGATTTTCTGAAAATAAATCATCTTGAAGAATATCGGTAACTTCAATCTCACCGTATTCAATCGTGAACAGTGTTGCTCGCAACTTTTGATAGAGATACTCCATATCGGCTAGCAAACGCTTGGAAATCGATTCATGGCGTACCCCTTGAATATCAACACGAGCTTCCATTAGTTCTAGTAACATCGTGCCTCCAGGATCAATCTGTGCCAAAATGTCTTTGATAGAATTGAACCAAGTCAAATAATCCTCTTTTTGAGTATCTCGCCATGCTTCAAATTCTTTTTTACGTGCGTTCATCCAAGCGGTAAAGTCTCCTTTGTTTTCATTGATAAACGCAACCATATCTGCTATCAGGTCTTCGACTGTTTGCCAGTAGGACCCCATTTCACCTTCTGTTTTAGAAACTGCTTTGATAACAAAATAGGAGAAGTCCTGTGTCGTAGCGATCACATCTTCTCCTTGGTAAAAGACAAAATTTGCCGTTTGACGATGTAGTGCCTGCATTGAATACTCATCAAATGTATATTGAATTTTGCCGTTTTTTGCATCAATAATTTTTACAGCTCGTTGGATCGCAAAACCATTACTAAGTATCGCTTCTAAGTAGGCTTTACATCGTGATAAATCCACTGGTATTCCGTTTTGAGAAATAGTTGCTTCCATCGTTTCAGAATTCTTATTCCCCTGTCGAACTTGAATCATTCCTACATAGTTGTATGGCTCTGTTGTGCTTAGTGCAACATTCCATTTAGCCATCAAACAACACTCCTTTCTCAAAATCAGGCGGAATGCAGATCGATGCAATTTGACCTGCTCCAAAGAACTGACGGTCATATTTTGCTACGATTTCTCCGGATTCTGCGTTTTGTTCATAGGTTTGAATACGACCGCTTTCAAGACCACGGATCACGCCTGTATGCCCGTAATATTCGTGAGCGATAAACCCTTCGCTCACTTTAGCATTGCGCTCCCAATTTATGATCGCTCCTACTTCCAACTGGTCGTATTCAGGATGATTGATTACGGTCCATAGATACATTGGCCAGCGATACGCTCGCCCAATTTCAGCAGCGGAAAAGATATTCCCTTCACGTACTTTCACTTCATATCTTGTACCAGCACCCATGTCAGGACCGATCATTATCCCCGCGTATTCGGCGCTTAATGCATAGCATTGGTGGTTTCCAATCGGTTGATTGATCAAACTCTTTAAATGATTTAGTCCTTTTTCTTCTATCAAAAAATCACCTCTATTTCTTGGCGCGAGCTAGACAGACATCGCCTCCGTTTAAAAGATATCCAAATGACAAATCGACTCGTCCAACACCAACCCCGCCAGATTGCATACCGCCCATCTCAACAATTGCAGTTGTATAACCGTGCCAGTCTTCAGCAAGCACCGCAGTATGGCCGTCGTTCCCTGCACCAGCGCCTAAGTTCACGATGATTATATCGCCAGCCTTCGCTTCGTTCGGCGATACTTCGGTCAGATATTGTCTTGCTCCTCTCGCGTCATCTCTCATTGATCCTGTGTACCATAATGTGCCTCTCGGAGCTGTTCGATAACCTGCTTTTGTCAACGCCAACCATACAAAGGAAGAGCAGTCGGCATACCCGTTTCTATCTGGGTTTTCCACACTTCCAAAATTCCAACGCATTGGTTGGGAATAGTGGAAATATCCAATCAAGCTCTTTGCTGTACTAAGGATATTTCCTCCAGATTGTATTTGAAGGTCTTTGAACTTGTTGTACCAGTTCACTGCCCATCCTTGACGTTCTGGATGCGCATTGGCTGGACGCTCGTAGTTTCGTTCAAACGTATACGCAGCAGCTCCAGGATCGGTCATTGTTTTGAAACCTGATTGCGTCGCCGGTTGGACAATGCCTAACCATTGACCGTTATACATGGTCCAATCTAACAACTTACCTTGAGCAGACATTGTCCGATAGTCCTCTGTGATACCGGCTGCACCCATTAAACGTTGCACATATTCGCGGCCGTTATAAGTTGGCGCGCCGACTAACGGATAAGCCGAACCATCCCACTGGACAATCCCATACGCCGGTCCACCAATTTGAGCAATATCCGGATTCATGGAAACGCCAGCTTCACCTTGAACATTACCCAAGATACCTGCAGCTGCTGCTTTGGAGTAACCTTTCGATAGTAGTATTACCCAAAGTTCCCAAGCGAACTTATCGGCTTGAGAGGTTACTTCTGGCGGGTACATGCCATTCCAGCTACCGCCGTTATTGTTTCCTCCGCCACCTTGACCAGGGAATACTTCTTGACCATTAATCGTTAATTTTCCTTTGATATCGACATCTTTGTAAATCTGTACTTTACCCTGAATATTCATATCTCCGAAGTGGATGGTCGTTCCGTTTGCGAGCATGACAAACCCTTTATTCTTATTAGGAGAAATGAGGATGTATTTTCCGTCGCCTTCAGTACGAATAACTAATGCATTGTCAGGAATCGGCGTTGGTGTTGAGGCATTTGGAAAAGGATTCCCCGTTGAATCAGTCGTACCGATGGTCCCTATTTCTTTACTACCACTCCAGAACTGCATTCCCTTTTTTGTCAGTTCCATGATTTTCTTTTTGTTGTTCCAAATCTGCAACAGCCCATTAACAAGTTTTAACGTATCCCCCGTTTTATTAAAGGAGTTCTCAAAAACATCCGCTTGGATAATACCCGTTTTAATAAAGTTGGCGTTAAATATGCTATCTAATGTCCATGCGGAATTAAACGGTCCATTCCAACCATTTTTGGAGAAAGCTATGCCATTCTTATTCATTCGGAGGACTTCTTTAGCCTTGTTCAAATCCGGATTATCCATGATAAAAATATTAGATGGTTTTTCTTTTGGCCATAAAACGACATAACCACCAGCACTGCCCTGACCGGTGATCATTGATGAAACATAATCATTGAATCCGCTCATGTAGTTGTTGGTGGCATAATCTTTTAATTTGTCTTGAATTGTGATTGCTTGCTGCTGATAGAAAGCAACTTGTGTGTCTCCAGCTTCTAATTTTGTGGTCTTTTCAGAAAGAGAATCATATTGAACACCACTAACAGTGGACTCAAAATAAAGTTTGTATTTCTTGTGATAAACCTTAAATGTATCAAAAAGACCATAATTTCTGATATTGGCGAACTCCTTCGCTTCTTCACTATCAGTCAACTTATCAAATTCGATTGTGATTGATATTTTAGGTTTATCACATCCTGGATTAATAGACTTAAAGTAGTTCTTCGCTACGTTGTTTAAACTTTTTAAATCTTTCGCTCCCTGTTCTTCTGTAAACTGAACATGTTCGGAATAAACATCTGGATAATTATTGATGAACTCACTATCTACTGTTGATCCGTAAATACGATTAGATGTTCCTTCAGCACCTTGAGCATCAACATATGGAATGATTCTTGTCTTAACACCTGTCCAATCCAATTTTACTTTCAGTCCGGATAAGTCTTTTCCGTATCTGATAGTTCCAACATTATTGCGCCCTCGTCGTTTCAACAGTGATAGCTTAAATGGCTCTCTCTTTATTTCACCGCCCCAGAATTGGAGCAATGAACCTTGTTCACCAGCAATGCAATTCAGAACGTTTCTAGCCTCAAATAGAGTGCTTGAAACGGTCGTATTGTCGGAGTACAAGCGAATATCAGATTTCTTATCCATGTTGTTCTCGATAATGTTCATCGCTTCTTGCGCCGTTTTTGAATCAACTTGCGCGGTAGTCACTACTCGACGCCCTAAACGATTTGTTCGTGATTGTGCATAGATTGTGACGGTATCCATGAAAGTATCAATATCTTTGTCATCGATAAAAAAGATATGATACTCTTCTTGATCATTAGGTTTTGCCTTAATCTGATAATCATTTTCGAAATATTCATCAAACCGAGTTCCTAATGGATATTCCAATTCGAGTTCGTACTTCCCGTTAGCTACTTCATAGACTTCACATCTAGAACAATCCGAAAGTATACCAAGACCATTGTTTGAAAAATCTGTTTCGGAAGGCTTATAAATCCTTGGTTTCATACTTTACGCCTCCATCTCGGTGTGAGTTCAAAACTCTTTATTCGGTTGGTCCATGTGATTGTATTTTCGCCTGGTTTAAGCTCAGGAAAATCCAGGAAAGTAGTAACATGATCTTGATGTTCAATTTTCCCGTCCAAAGCCCGATAAGACTCTTCTAGAAAAGAATCAATGATTAACTCCTTATCCAAAGCCTTAAGCTTAAATTCTTCTTCATTCACAAAAAAAGAAGCATCTCCAGAACCAGTGAGTTTAATCAAAGGTTTTGAAGGATACTTCTGCTCATTTGTAATTTTGAATGGCGTAGAATTAAGTTGTATCGGCAGTCTTCCTAGGCGGTTTTCTTTGAACGGTCTAATGCTGACAGTAAATTCAAAAGGTACTAGATTCCCTGTTTTCCTTGTCCCTTTAAATTCGGGCGGATCAATCACAACAGCTTGATAGATGTATTGTTCATCATAATAAACAATAAAATCGCTATATGT